AGTGGGCTAATCAGTGGGAAATGCGATCCCAATTCACTGGTTATGAGTGGGCAGCAGCAAGGCAGGGCATTAAAACTGCTGGCAGCATCATCCGTGGCGTTAGCATTCTTAAAACGAAATATGACACTCTCGAAGTCGCAACCTACCGAACAGGATACGAACTCAACCGCTTCGAAGATCAGCTAAACCGTGATGTTGAAAGAATGCTCCGTTGTTGGAAGGAAGGATACTGGGACTATTCTTTAGACGGCGGCTGCACTGAATATGGCGGTTGCTCCCTGGTCAAAGTGTGCAAGTCCAGCGACCCTGAGTCTTGGCTCCCTACCTTCTTCACTCAGCGTGTATGGGATCCCCTTGCCCGTAAGGAACTCACTGTTGAAGAGTACGAAGCTACTTGGGGGCACGTTCGGGAAGTTCCACGCATCATCCCACCTGAACCCATGCGTGATTCCCCTTCTTTGCAAGATTCCTTTGCTGAGTTACTAGCAGTGGGGGTATGCAAGTGAGGAACCTAATGATCGTAATCGAAGTCTGCGTCGCGTGCCTTGCAATTGCAGTAATCATCGCAATCAGCTCCGCCGTAGTCTCCTCTGTTGACGAACGCAAGGAGTTCCTCGAAGCATGTTCCGTTGACCACAAAGTTTACGAATGTGCCCTAGCTTGGAAAACCGGAACTTTTCGCAAATGAGATTCACACAACAGTTCATAGTCAATGGCAAGTACCTAGGCGCTGCCCCTCGCACCTTTGTCCCAGTCCATGAAACTCTCGCACCCCCTAGCAGCTACGCATACTTCTGCCCTGTATGCGCTGACCTCTGGGCGCGTTGTCCTGTAACAGATACCATCACGAACTCGATGGAGAAGTTTCAGGTATGGACTGTCCCGTGTGAAAAGCATCAGCACAATTCGCATCACCACATTCCAGGGTCGCTCTTCCTCGTGTGGGATAAAACCTTCAACGAATCATTCCCTGAAGATGTACTCAGGTACGAACTCAACCAAGCACTAAAACTTTATAAGGATGTACCATGACAGACACTATCGCAGTATCCGCATCAATCGAATCCGCCCTCCCAGGTGCCAACATCCTCATCATGGGGCCAGGGGGCACAGGCAAAACCCACTCCCTTGGAACCCTAGCTGAATCCGGTGTTGAAGTCTTCTACCTCGGACTCGAACCTGGCCTCGAATCCCTACTCGGCTACTTCACTGACAAAGGGAAAGAAGTACCCCCAAATGTCCACTGGCACATCGTTGACGCCCCCAAAGCCTCATTCACAGACATGATCGACAGCGCGAACAAGATTAACACAATGGCACTCGATACCCTAGCCAAAATGACTGACCCAAAGCGCATGAACCACAACCAGTTTATAAAGATATTGGAGGCACTGAATAACTATGTTGACCAACGAACAGGAAAATCCTTCGGCCCAGTCGATGAATGGAAGGAAGGAAGTGCGCTCTGCCTTGATTCTCTTACTGGACTCGGTCGTGCGGCAATGTCCCTTGTTGTTGGGGGAAAGCCTGTCAAAAATATCTCTGACTGGGGGATTGCACAAGACCAAGTTGAGAAGATCCTTCGAATGCTTACAGATAATTGCCGCTGCTGGTTCGTCCTCATCGCGCACGTCGAACGTGAAACTGATCAAGTCCTTGGCGGAATTAAACTCATGGTGGCAACTCTGGGGGCAAAGCTCGCGCCTAAACTCGCTCCTATGTTCTCTGATGTCATCCTATGCGCTCGCGAAGGCGCCAAATTCTCGTGGAACACTGGCAGCGCCTCCGCAGATGTCAAAACAAGAAATCTGCCGATCAGTGAGGGATTGGCTCCGAGCTTCGCAGCAATCGTAACTAAGTGGAAGTCCAGGGGCGGTATCCTCACGCCCAATCCCGACCGCATTACAAAGTAGTATTCCGACCGCATTACTGTAGTAAAAAACATTGACAGCTGAACGTCAACGTGTAATAGTAGTAACACTCCGCAGTTCAAAATCCTTTGGCTGCGGAGCCTAAACCTCAATAGCCCTTAATGAAAGCTCCTCATGTCAAATTTCGATCCTCAATCATTCCTTGATGCCTCAATCACAGAAGCTAATGACACTAAAGTCATCCCAGTCCCTGTTGGCGAATACCTCGGTGTAATTGAAAAAGTAACTCCTCGTCAGTGGCAGTCCAAAGACGGAACACAGTCTGGCATCGCTATCGACATTATCTGGCTAATCGAAGACCAAGATGTAAAAACCTTCCTAGGCCGTGATGAAGTCAAGTGCAAACAAGGCATCATGTTCGATATGCTCCCAAGTGGCGCACTCGATATGTCCAAAGGCAAGAACATCGGCCTGGGTCGCCTTCGTGAAGCAGTTGGTATGAACAAACCTGGCCAAGCATTCTCCTTCCAATCCTTACCAGGTCTCAGTGCAAAAGTCAGTGTCAAACATCGCCTTGTTGAAGATGACACTTTCGCAGAAGTAAAAGGTGTAACAGCTTGGGGTTAATCTCTAAGTTGTAGTTTAAGGTAAGCCAGCAACCTTTCCCAAATGCTGGCTTTTTTACTGGAGCAATAGAAATGACAACAGTTACGGGTAATTTCGAAACCCTGCTACAACCAGAATACGACGCCGCTCTGATCAAAGCATCCCTCAACCTCCTTACAGCCACCTGCCACGGCGCAAACGTCAAAGCCGGTTGGTGGTACAATATAAACAACGGTGAACCCTTACACCGCAACGTCGGTGAACTTCTGATGCTTTGTGTCAGCGAACTCTCTGAAGCAATGGAAGGTGATCGCAAGAACTTAATGGACGACAAACTCCCCACTCGCAAGATGTTTGAAGTCGAACTCGCTGACACCCTCATCCGAATCTTCGATCTTGCAGGTGCCTCAGGTTGTGATCTAGCTGGTGCGTTAGTAGAGAAAATGGCTTACAACGCCACTCGGCTCGACCACACATTCAAGCATCGCGCAGCTGAAGGTGGGAAGAAATACTAGCAATAAGCAATTGAGGGCGTAGAATCAACGTTGGTTTTGCCCCTCACATTGCCCTACCCGTACCAGAAAAACCCCGTACCGCCCCCAATCAACGAACCCAAATCGAAAGCCTATATGCAGCAACTCATTCGCCTAACAGAAATCACAATCCCCGCTGACCGTCAACGTAAAGAATTCGACGCTGACTTCATTGCGGAACTCTCCGAAGGAATCAATCGGCAAGGTCTCTTACATGCACCAGTAGTACGCGAAACAGAAATCGCCCCAGGTGTTTTCGGCTTCTCCCTAGTAGCAGGGGAAACTCGCTTGAAAGCAATTGAAATGCTCTGGATGACAGGGGGCACTCTGCGATACAACAACGTTGACATTGCTGAGGGCTTCATCCCCTACGTCACCCTCGGTCAGCTCACCCCTCTTGAAGCAGAGGAAGCTGAACTCGAAGAAAACATGAAGCGGAAAGACCTCACATGGCAGGAATCAGCCTCCGCCATGCAACGCCTTCACTCCCTCCGCCAGAAGCAAGCCATTGCACAAGGACGTATCCACACAGTAGCTGACACCGCACTCGAAACGAAAGGACGCTCAGATGGCTCATTTCAAAACAACGTTCGCAAGGAACTTATCGTTGCAGCTCACCTCCATAACCCAGAAGTTGCGAAAGCGAAAAACACTGAGGAAGCCTTCAAGATCCTTAAGCGGCAAGAGGCTACGCAACAAAATATCGCATTAGCTGCCACAGTGGGTCTCACCTACAGCTCCTCCGTTCACACAGCCCTTAACGTCAACTGCCTCTCGTGGATGGCGGAACAGATCGGGCTTCAGTTCGATGTCATTCTTACTGACCCTCCGTACGGAATGGGCGCCCAAGATTTCGGTGATGGCGGAGGCAAGCAGTCTAACTCCGAACACCACTACGACGACTCCATCGAAGCATGGCGTGAACTCATGACCCCTTGGTGCCAAGAAGCCTACCGCCTCGCAAAGCCACAAGCCCATGCTTACGTCTTCTGCGACCAAGCCAATTTCCACGAACTCAAGCTCATGATGCAATCCGCTGGTTGGTACGTCTTCCGCACCATGCTTATCGCCCATAAACCAAACTCAGGCCGAGTCCCCCTCCCAACAATGGGGCCACGCCGCTGCTATGAAACAATCCTCTATGCGATCAAAGGGAACAAAACAGTCAACACAATCGCCCCTGACGTCATCTCAACAACAGCTGACTCTAATCTCACACATGGCGCGCAGAAACCTGTTGCCCTCTACGTCGATCTGCTCAAGCGATCAACTCGCGCCGGAGATTCAGTACTTGACTGTTTTAGCGGTTCTGGCACTATCTTCCCCGCTTGCCAAGAACTCAAGCTCAAGGCTACCGGATTAGAACTCAACCCTGAATACTTCTCAATGGGGTACAAGCGCCTCAAAGACTTGGAAAACGCACCTGCCCCTCTCGATGGCGATGCTCTCGGTGCTGAAGTAATCAATATGTTCCGAAAGGCTTAAGATGATCTATCCAATCGGGCCAGAGCACGCAAAGGTAATGATTGTAGGGGAGTTCCCAGGTGAAGGTGACATCATCAAGAACCGCCCATTCTCAAGCGCATCAGGGTATGAGCTTAAAAAAATGCTATCCGAAGCTAACCTCTTTTTCGAAAGTTGCTATGTTACTTATACCTACCCTGACAGACTACCTTCAGGAATTGACAGCATCATTGCCAAAAACAAGACCTCGATTACGCCGCAGCACATACCGTTTCAGGGGAAGTACATCACGCCAGCGTTTTACGAGTATATCTTACAGTTACAACGTGAAATCGAGCTGGTGCGCCCGAATGTCATCGTTGCAATGGGTAACTTGGCACTATTGGCACTCTGTGGGCAATGGGGGGTTAACAGTTGGCGATCTTCCATCATGGAATCAACCCTATGCCCTGGGGTTAAAGTCATCCCTACAATATCCCCGAATCAAGTTTACGCTCAGTGGAAGTGGCGCCCTCTCATTGTTCACGACCTCAAGCGTGTTCGGAAGCAAATGCAGTTCCGTGAGATAATCCGACCAGAATACAACTTTGTAATACGACCGGATTTCGAAACCGCACTATACACACTGCAACAACTCGCAGACCAAGCCCAGCTCAACAGTGGCAAGTTCCGCCTAGCTTGCGACATTGAAACTCGTGCAGGTCACACTGCCTGCATTGGCTTCGCATGGTCATCCCTAGACGCGATCTGCATCCCCCTCATGTGCCTAGAACGCCCTGAAGGGTATTGGACTATTGAAGAAGAGTCCGAACTCGTCTACCTTATCCAGCTAATCTTCCAACACGCTATCCTCATTGGGCAAAACTTCAACTATGACGCTCAATACATCTACCGGCACTGGCACTTCATCGCCCGTTACCCAGTCCGAGACACCATGCTCAAGCAGCACTCCTGCTTCTCAAACATGGACAAAAACCTTGCATTCCTGTCCTCTATGTACTGTGAAGATCACCTCTACTGGAAAGATGACCGTACGTTGTGGCAGCGCGGAGACGACGGTGAAGGCGAGGATTCATACTGGACTTACAACTGCACCGATGCCGTCAGAACTTATGCTATTGATGGAATCCTCGACACTGTAGTAGACGCTCTTGGTATGGGCGCAGTCGCCAACTTCCAACAATGCCTTGCTCGTCCAGTCCTTCACACGATGAACCGCGGAATC